CATTGCATGACTCACTGCCTGACTTTGCTGCACTGGCAGAAGACTCAACGTCATGGCCCAACCTGAGCGGTGGCAAGATTCCGCAGGTCGGCGACATGCGGTTGATAGCAGGCGTGTTGTTCAAGGTAAAAGGCCGCAGGTTCGCTTTCTATAAGGGCGACGACGCCGACAGGGCGGTCAAGATAACGCTGTCCTACGAGGCACAGAAAGAGGACACGGAGCAGCCGACTCCCGAGGAGGAAGACGAAGAATCGTGGCAGAGGCTGAGCGTCACGACAGAGCAAAAAGAGTGCCCGCTTGACGATCACGGTGCCAATGGAGAGTTCGACAACGACCCAAAGTCGGCAAAAAATTCCGCAGGCGATCCGCTTGATGGGCTCACAGAAAATCGCTGCCTGCTTCGGTTCAAGTACACCAACACCAAAGTGGCGACGCCAAACTTCAACACCCTAACTAAATACGTCAACACAACAAACGATCAGCCGTTCATCGGCGGTGCCCGTCGCACCATGCTCTGCTTGGGCTACAACGCAGAATACGACGACAAGCAGTCCCTGTGGACGGTTTCGGTGGAGTGGCTGTACGACCCTAAGGGGCACGTCGTAACGGTGTGGGACGCAGGGTTCAATGAGCTCGTCAACAATGAACGCCGGGCCATTCTTGACGTTCGCGGCAATCCTGTCAGCAAGCCCGTTCCCTTGGACGGCAATGGCCAAGCGGTGGCCGCGGCATCGCTTGTGCCGCCGTATGCGTCTGGAAACATGGCGCAGTTGACGTTCTATCCGTACCCAGAGAAATCACACGGCAACATCTTCTCGGAGGCTGGAATCTAATGGCAGACGAAGTGAAGGTCTCGGTGTCGCTCCAGTGCGACAACGGCAACTTTTCCGACCGGTTCGCGGCAGCCTCGGTGAAGGCGAACCAGACGACGCAGGCTGCGGCGGCTGGCGTGGTGACCGTCGGTACGGCGGTGCAGACGCTGTCGCTCGGCGTGGTGTCGGCCCCCGGCTACGCGGCGTTCCGCAATCTGGCGACGCAGACGGCCGGCACGCACGCCGTGTTCATCGGCCGGTATGACGGCACGAACAACCAAGAGGTGCTCGAGCTCCAGCGTGGCATGGCGGCGGTCCTGCCGCTGGCCGAGACCGTTACCATCGGCCTGCGAGCGGTGACGAGCACGCAGTACACGTCGGCCGCTCGGGTGCAGTACCTCGTCCTGTCGAGGTGACCGATGCCGGTCTACGGCTTTAGCGAGGAGGACGCCAAGCGTATCGGCCACACCGTGCGCGTGGTGGAGCGTTCCGGCCCCCGGCTCAAGACTGCTGGCCCCGACAGCGAGCGAGGGGCGGCAGGCGTCCGCATCATGATCGGGCAGGTAGGCACGGCCGCCTGGTCCAAGGCTTCGTCGGCTGTCATCACGCTCTACGCCGGTCCGCCCAGCACTGCCACCTCGAGGCCAACGGCGACGGCCGGCACGCAGGTGGCACATAACATCTTTGCCGAGATCCCAAGCTCGGCGTACGTGGCCGTGAGCAACAACGGCTTCGGCTGGTACGTCATCGCCGCGGAGTGCTGACCTGTGGTGCTCCTGCCCTGCTCGAACTGCTGTCAGACGCCGTGTGCATGCCCGACGTGCAGTTGCTGCCAGTGCGTTTCGTGGCAGGACTTTTTCAACTACTACGCAGTCTACGGCGAGCCGGGCAACTACTACCTTCGCCCGGACGAAGACCTGTCGCTGTATGACGGCCTCGACCGCGCTGGCGTTTGCAACCTGACCAGCAACTATCCGACGCAGTCCGCGTGCATCACGGCTTGCCAGGAAGCGTTGATCCCGTTTGGAGGCGAGCCCTACCCAGGCTGGTGCGCTGAGAACGGCAACCCGTGTGGAGCGTGGTACAACCCACAAACTGGGTTCGGCTGGCCTGCTCCGCTGATCGACGGCGAGCCAGCCACACCGGCGATGCTTGAGGAGCTCTGCCCAGACGGGGCAAATCCGCCAGACTTCACCGGCGACGGCCTGACGCACTACAAGGGCAGCGGGCAGTTCACCGGGGCCGGCACGCCGGATATTCACAAGCTTGTCTTTCGGTCAGGCCAGAGCACCGGCGACCCAATTGCCGACGCTCTGTTCGTGCGGGGCACCCGGAACGATCTGCCAGCCCTGCCGTGGCAGGAAGCAGACGACTGCGGTTCGTGCGCCAACCCGCCGGCATACGAATACGACTGCGACCCGGCAACCGACGACAAGCGGTTTTACGCCAAGACCGTGGACTGGGAGTTCACGCATCAAGGATACGGGCCGCAAGACCCGGCGTGCCCGTTGCAAGCAGACCCGTACACGGGGATCACTTCTGACCCTCTCGGGTTTTGCCCGCCGCAGAATTGCAAAATGGTCACGATCACTGTGACTCGCACCGACAAGTGCGGCAGCGAAGACGTGGTCACGGAGTGGAAGGCGATCGTTTACGTCTGCCCGTGCGTGCTCAATCCGATCATCGGCGTCGATGCTGACACCGGCGACTTGTGGGAAGCGGCCTACGGCTATGACAGCGAGGCGGACTGCATTGCCGACTGGAACAACGCCAACTGCACCGGCAACCAGTGGAAGCAGGTGCGGCACGAGATTGACGGCGGCACTCGGCAACTGATGCCGCAAGGCTGTTGCGACGCCGGAGCCTTCGGGGGGAAGTGCTGATGGCAGGCACCGCCGTCGTCACGTTCCGCGGTCAGCCCGACGACGACCGGGTATTGGCCGCTGTGCGGCAGGTGCTCGGCGACGACACCGAGTCCGACGGCCGCATCATCATCACGGTGCAGCGGAAGCCAAGGCCGGTCGGCTACGGCCCAGGGACGGAACTCAAGCGGCTCCTCGGCCGCATCGGCATCAAGGCCGAGCCCGGCTGCAAGTGCACAGCCAGAGCGGAGGAGATGGACCGCCGCGGCTGCGAATGGTGCGAGGCCAACATCCCCACCATCGTCGGCTGGCTCCGCGAGGAGGCGACGAAGCGTGGCCTGCCGTTTGTTGACGTGGCCGGTAGGGTGCTGGTGAGACGAGCGATCAGCAACGCGAGGAGGCTGCATCGTGGCAAAGCGTAAGCCGCCGCAGGCCAAGACCAAGCCGGCCGTCCATAGCAGCATGGACGACGCCGAGTACGACGACGACGACGAGGGGCCGAACCCGGTCCCCGACGAGGATGGCAATGTGGTGCTGAGGCGAAGCACAGGCAAGAGGCCAACAACGAAGGAGCGTGCCAATGGCAGGCGATCCAATCACGGAACTCGCTAGGCGGCTGTGCACGACGCACCCTGAGGCCAACACTCGTTCGCTGGCGAGGCGGCTGGTGGCCGAGTCCAACAACGCGATCACGTTTGAGCAGGCCCGCAAACGGATCATGCGGCAGTTTGGTCGCAACGGCGTGCACGATCAACGGCACACCAAGGCCGTAGCACCTCGCCCGGCACGAAAGAACGGCCACCTGTACTCAATGCCTCGGGCCATGACGGAGGCGTGGACGCCGCATGTGCTCAAGGTCACTGGCCCGGTCGGCATCCTGTCTGACGTGCATGTGCCGTATCACTCCGAGGTTGCCGTCGCCGCGGCCGTTGGTCACTTGAAGACGCAGCGTCTCGCCGCCTTGCTGCTCAACGGCGACATCGCCGACTTCTACGCCATCAGTCGGTACATGAAAGACCCCAAGCGGCGGGACTTCAAGGCCGAGCTCGAGGCTGTGCGTTCGTTCCTGCAATGGCTGCGGCACGAGTTCCCCGGCATACCGATCGTCCTGAAGTGCGGCAACCACGAGGAGAGGTGGCAGCACTGGCTGTTTCAGCATGCCGCCGAAATCAGCGACGATCCACGGATGAGCCTGACGGCCTGGCTGGACCTGAAGGAAAACGACATTGAGCTTGTCGAGGACCAGCGGCCGGTGATGCTCGGGAAGTTGCCAGTGCTCCACGGCCACGAACTGCCGAAGGGCATGGCGGCTCCGGTGAACGTAGCCCGCGGGGCGTTTCTGCGGACACTCTCGACGTGTCTGGTGGGCCACTCTCACCGCACCAGCAATCACGCCGAGAGCAACATGTGGCACCACGAAACGGCGTGCTGGTCCACCGGCTGTCTGTGCGACTTGCGGCCCGACTACAGCAAGTTCAACCGATGGAACCACGGCTTCGCCATGGTCACCGTTCACGACGGCGGTGCATTCGACGTGCAGAACTACCGCGTGATGCTGGACGGCACTGTCAGGTCGGCTTGACGCACGCCGCATGCTGTCAGTTTTCCAGACCTGAGGAGCAAACATGACGACGACACTGGAGCAGGCAAACGCCGCGTTGAAGGCGGCAGTGCACGAGCGGCTGGGAAACACGCCAGCCGATGACCCGAAGATGGTCGGGTACTCGCCGTTGACGGAACCTCGGCAGGTTGTCGCAAGTACCGAGGAAACGCAACACGACGAGTCGGACGCGCCCTACGCCGAGACGATGAATGCCGCAGCGAAGCACGTCGAAGCCGCCTACGAGTCCTACGCACTGCGTGGCGACTCGGTCCTGAGCGACACCTACGCCGAGTGGGAACCGGGGTTTCGCCCGGTCTCGCCGGCTGAGCAGACGCTGCGGGACGCAATCGCCACGATCCGCGACCGGCATGGCAAGTACGGGCCGCCTACGGAACACTTCCAGAGGACGGCATCGCTCGTCAATGCGGCGTTCGGCACGACGTTCACGCCGGCCGACTGGGCTCTCGTCATGGTGCTGGACAAGATCGCCCGCCAGATGGGGCCAGCGGCCACCGACGACGCGGCAATCGATATCGCGGGGTACGCGGCCTGCCACCAGGAGTGCCGACGTGCCTGAACCCCTCGCCGACGCCTACCTTGAGCAGTGCGAGCATGACGCCCGCCGATTCAGCGGGGCGTGGACAGGCACCAGCGGCACGCTCGCGGCCCACGTCATGCGGCTGCTCAAGGACCGCGAAAGGCTGGCTGAGGAGTTGGCGGCAGAACGGGCGCGGAGGCAGGACGCATGATCGCTCTGTACGTCCTCTCGGCGTGGCTCGCCGCCGACGTTGCCACGGGCATCGTTCATTGGTGGGAGGACCGCTATGGCGACCCCGCGTGGCCGGTGCTGGGGCGGCACGTCGTGGAGCCCAACATCCGGCACCACTCTGAGCCCCGGGCGTTTCTGGCCGGCGGCTACTGGCAACGCAACTGGACTACGATCCTGCCCGCGGCCGCCGTATCGCTCGTCGCCCTGGCGGCGGGGCAGCACTGGCTCGCCCTTGTGGCGGCGTTCTCCAGCCAGGCCAACGAGGTTCACGGCTGGGCACACCAGCGATGCTCACGCCCGATACGGGGGCTGCAACTCATCGGCCTGCTGTCGTCGCCAGACGGGCATGCGGTCCACCATCAATCGCCGTTCAGTACGGACTTCTGCGTCATGAGCGACTTGATGAATCCGGTGCTTTCGGCGGTCGGATTCTGGCGTGGGCTGGAGCGGGCCGTGGGCTTGGCCGGCGTGCATCCGAGAGCGGAGCGAGAGACTGCTTGACCGGGCGGCGGGTTGAGTGCGACGACGTGTCCTCCTCCACGTTGCCGCCTCCCCGCTTGCTCGGTCACGTGGTCACGGGCACGTCGCTGCAAAAGCCTTTTGGTGTGATGGCACCGGAGACCAAAAGGACACGCCCTCGTGGCCGCCAATCCTGAATTTGGTGAACTCGTACTGCACGACAAACCTGTTGCGTTCCCTGTACCCGAAGTAGCAGCGGCCTTCGGTTGAGCCATCGTCGATCAAGAATAGAACCTCGTCGTACTCTCGCGGGAGGCTGCGGCCGACAGACCACCACTCGCCAACCTTTGGCTCTGTCGGAAACTGCTCTTCCATAAACTCGTGAACATCAAAAGGCATGATGCCCTCCTTTCCGGTGGTGACATGCTACGGGCTTCGCCTACCATGTAAAAGCGCGGCGCCGAGTGTCTTCACTTGGCTCTTGTTGGCAACGCTCAGCCGTCCGGGTCGCCCAGGTCCAGCGGCGGCAGGTAGTCGAGGGCCGACTGCTGGCCGGTGATGCTGGTGTCCAAGTAGTGGTCCTTCGTCGTCTTCGGGTTGGCGTGGCCCAGGTGGTCCGTGGCATCGCCGCCACCGGCTTTGACGTAGGAGCCGCTCGCCTTGCGGATGGCGTGGAACCCGCGGGCCTTCACGCCTGCCCGCCGGCAGAGCATTCGCAGCGACTGGAACAGGCTGTTTGCCACGCGGTGCTCCGTCCACGGCCAGACGAGATCGGAATCCGCCCGGCGGTGGAGACGCAGCTGCCGGGCAAGGTCCGGGTGGATTGCCCGCTGGATCGTCTCGATGCCGCCCTTGCGGGTTTCCCCAAGGAACGTGATCCGGCAGGCGTCGAGATCCAACTCGGACCAGCGGAGCCGCATGTGGCTGCCGATCCGCTCGCCCGTGTACCAGAGCGACTGAACCAGCGTTGCCCAGAACCATGGTGCTGGGATGCCGCCAATTGAGCCCTGACAGGCCCGGGCCGCTCGGACGAGCGATGACACCTCGGCGACCGTGTAGCCCCGTGGCGGCCGCGTAGGCACCTTCAGGCGTGGCAGGTCTGGGAACTCAGCCGCGATCCGCTTGCGGGCGGCGAAGTTCCACAGGGCCGACAGGTGGGCCTTGTCCTTGGCGACCGACGCCGGCGAACAGATGCGGCCACGGTGCGGCGTGACCGCCCGCCACCGCAGGAACTTGGCAATGACGAGATCATCGAAGTCGGTCGTTACCGGCTCGCGGCCGAGGAAATCCTGCAGCCGGTCGATGGAATGCCCGAACAGAATCACGCTCCTCTGCGACAGGTTGTGAAGCGGTGCATACCGCTCGGTCAGTAGGTCTCGGATCGTCATCGCCAGTCCTCCCGGTGTGGTTGCTGGCACTAGTGTACAAACCTTTAGTGGACAGTAAAAGCATTCCCATGCCCTCCGCTGCTACTTTTGGCCAGCA